CCAAACACACATCCGTCGTCCCCTCCAGGTCACGCTCCTCTCGCACCCCTCCCGCCCCTCCCACCTCCGCCAGGCCCACCTCCAAATAGTACCACATACTACCCACACCCTTACCAGCAATATATGCAGCCACCACCCCACATATACACCACGCAACAATACACACAACAACCCCAGAATTACTCTCAACATATGAACCACCACCACCACCACTCTTCTCAGAGACCAAGAAACGAGCGGAGAAACGACAGAAATGAACCAAGACACGACAGACACGACAGAAACGACAGGCACAATAGGCACCGATCTTCTCGGAATCGTGGCGATCGGAGTGCCGTACACCCACCCGCTCCGCATCCACAATCCCATGCCAAGGATCCCAAGGATCCCAAGGACGGCGGAGGAGGCGGCGGAGGCGGGGGAGGACGGTATGTGTATGTTTAAACGGCTGCGAACTTTTTGTCGCGCAATGTAGGAACGCTCTCGCCGTGTATCGATGCCGCGGGCGAGGTACATAGAAATAGCGATTCGCGATAGAAATACGTCGACGACATCGTGCCCCATATGTTCTCATGAGTACTGCCCCAACGATGAATGCGCTCGTTCATCGACGAGTCTCAGGTGCTGCGAGCAGTCGATGTGCACAATATGCCTGGCGAAAATGTCCAAGCGGTGTACGTGCGACGAGGCGTGCGATATCGTGATTTCGTATTGCGCATATTGCCGATGCATCGGACCCGTATCAGCTCTCGACATATACTTGGGGTTAACAAAAGAGTTGTGTGCGTCATGTAAGACTGTCTCGCTCGACGACCCGAAACCTAGCCCGACTTTGCTACAAGATGATGAGGAAGAAGAAGCTGTAGTAAGTGCAGAAGACATGGCCGAGGTCTAAAAAAATGTGTGGCGTATACTAGAGGTACTTCATCCAATGCAACCAACGACGCTCGAACAACGCAAACGAGAACAACTTGCCATTCTGCTGAAAGGGTGCCACCGCCCTGAATTAGCTCAGGCAGTCTTGCGAGAGATCAACCCTTCGCCGAAACGCCAGAGTCAATTCGAGGCTGTTGCTTTGGAATGCATGCATGGACGCTCACCAACGCATCGATCAGTATCAAAAACCCTGAATTCAGCGCAGTATCGCATCTACGAGCCCAAGATGAACGCAAAACATAAGACAAACTCGCTTTTCTATGCGATTCTTCATGCCAAACATATTGTCGAACATAATTTTCCCGTCACGCGAATGTCCGAGCTTGAATCTGTCACGAAAATGCTTCGTAAACGCGTAGTCAATGAAGTTGAGCGTTCGACAAAATTACAAAATGCCATTGTCGGAATTGCCAAGCATGCGAGCCAAGGAAATCCCATGTACCGCTCGCAGTTCTTCGTGCCGACTAAAACGTCCCGAGGCCAATTTTCATGGAAAAAGTATGCATTGCTCATGATGCGGGATGCATGGGGCGATTTTCCCGAAGCCGAAGCTGCCGCGCACTACTTGAATTGCGAATTGCATATATACCAACGCGGCGCCAAGGGGACATTCGCGTTGATGGAATCGTTCGTTCCTGGCCGCGGCGCGAAACGTGATATTCTAAGGCTACTGCGCGTCGGTGCTCGGCATGCAGTTCCTCAATACTTTGCGTTATGGGATGCAATCTTGGCCGATTACCAGACGGGTCCATCGCGCGGCAAATTGGAATTCCTTAACTCGTCTCATGGCCAAGGACGCGCCGTCGCAATCGATGCGCCTGGGAATATGCGGCGCTTCGTAGGGAATTCACCAACAAAACCAGGCACCTTGAATGATCTGAATGATTTGAACAATAACAACAATAAGAACAATAAGAACACGAGCTGGACTGGATGGGGTGCGCGATCGTCGAAACGCACGGTTAACAGCCGCACATCACCGCGAAATGGTAATTCTTCGTCCGTGACCAGCGGTCGTTCAAGCGGTCGTTCAAGCGGCTACTAAATGTCATCTGAGGTGCCGATCGAGATCGTGCATCGCAAGAAAGCCTTGCGCGGTCTCGGCTTGGTTGTACAACACATTAAAAAAAATCAAATTCCGCCAGTCCACGCTATGGCAATTGAAGATATCGAGATTGCGTATGAGTTCTTACATGAACCGTGCACTCCCGAGACGTACAATCGCGTCTCGGAAGTATGCACTGATATTCTGGATACCGAGCATACGTTTTTGTCGCGCACGATGACCAATGCGGAATGCGCGGAATTCGTCCGAACCTTGACGGCATTGCGCGCATACGTTTCCGATATCTTGACGCGCTTTGAGTAAAATCAGACGAGCGCCCAGGCGACATCGCTATTGATTCTCGCTTCTTCCTCGGGCGTGAAATCGTTTATTATATGCAGCATCTCCCGGATTTCACGTGGAGATTTCCCTGAAATTGAAGATGCGATGCTGGACGCAAGAGCCGAAATGAAAGTTTCGGCCGCGAGGTAATTGGCTGCGACCATCAATTCACACATCTCGATCGGAGTGAACTTGGAAAGAAACTCCCGTTCCCAGGCCTCGGCGCTCGCTTCGTTGACACATGCCGCGCGCCCATTATGAAAGTCGATGAGAGGCACGAGCGTGGCTTGCGTGATATTGGGTAACGGTAAAGTTTTGTCGTGATCGTCGATATCTTCGACGAGATTTTTCAAGGTCGTGCACTCCGCCCAGACGATATTATCGACTTCCACCTTGAATCCATCGCGCGTCAGTAACTCGACCAACATGATTTATTAATTATTAATTAATAAAATAAGGTATCCGTAGCGCTTAAGCTCATGAAAATAACAACTTTCTTTCTTTTTAGCTATTACATACACATCATTCTCAATGCGAATGCGCGTCGAATTGGGCCCATTGCGGCCAAAGCACTTGCCGCTTCGAAACGAGCCGAGGAAGCGCAGCATTCCGCGATGCTTTGCATCGTGCGGTGCGTCGCGGTGACGGCAAGCGATTTGGGGAAGATAGTATCCATTGAACCCATTGAATCCATTGAAATCGTCTCGGTGTCTTTATTATCCAGGCCCATCATCTCTCGTGATGTAACTCGAGGTTTTTTTTCCAATCACATGAAAGAAATGCCCGCCAAACAAACATCTCATATTCTCCACAAGCTGGGATTTCTTCGTTCAAGTCCGAAACTGGTCGGGCGCGATGCGTACGTTCTTGGCGTGACGCCATCGACTCTGACAGGATTCAGAAACCTCCTGAATATCATGCGCGATTCAGCACGGAGATTCATGCCTGATCCAGCACTCAAACGAAAAATATGCATTCTCGTCCACCGCGCGCCCAAAGAACTCGACGAGGTCGGATGGACGCAATTCACAAAACAGCATCGAGTCCGCGTCGAGAAACAGTTTGAGATCTTACACGCGAAAACGCCAATGACTAACGCATGCACCAAGGTGATCGCATCGCCAATTATATGTGGATCCGTGCGCGTGGGGTCTTTGCGCGCATATATCACATGCATCGATATCGATCCAGGCGCGTTGTTCGTGACTCCTCGAACGCGTATCGGGTACATGGAGTATGCGGCAATCGAGAAGGCGATCGTGCAGAGTTGGATCTCGGGCGTCGAACATACTGCAATGGGACCTATTGTTTTGACTCCATCGTTCGAAGCCGCGCTCGTCGATTTCTCGGGAATTGCGAAGATGTCGACATGGAAGTACGGTATGACGCGCGATGGAGATTACGTCAAGGTTTTATCCGTAGCGGCGGACGATACTGCCGATGCGCGTTTCTTGCGTAAATTGTATGGCGCATTGCAACCTGTATCTGATCCCGTCGGACGTGCCGCCTTGGTCGAGAAGGCGCGGCAAGCCGTACGGAAATGCGGACTATCTAAATCGTGAATGAGACTTGCAGCTTCCATAATTCGCAAGATATCACAGGCGTCGATCGTTTCGCGCATGCATCGCGTGATCGGCGGCATTGGACAGTGCACACATCGATTCCACTTAAGCGTCATTATTATCTCGACGTATAACAGAATGGGTGTCCGACGCATCCCGCCAATCAAGGCGCAGAGCGTGAGTTTCTCCTTCCCGCCAGGCATGACTCTGAAAGCGACGCGGACTTCTCGAAGCCAATTGCGATTGAGCTCCGAACGTGCAATGGCCGAAAAACGCATGCTGAAGAAACAGAACGATGAGCTAAGAAACGCGTTATCAGGACTCGTTCTGCGAGGAGGCCTTGGAGGAGGCTTTGGATTGGGAGGTGCATTTCCAAGTAATGCATCGAGGAATGCTGGAAGTATCGAATTGCAGAAATTACGCGAAGATATCGTGACGTCCCAATCGCAATCGGCAAGTCTCGCAGATCTCCAGACGAGAATGCGTTCGATCGTCGCTGAATTGACGTCGCTCGATACGCAGCAGGCAATATACAGATCCGATGTGATGCGGCAAATCTCAGTCCTCAAAGGCGAACTTGCAGCGCGTACTTCCCGATTGGCGACTCAGGCACAACGCATTAAGACGCCGCAAGATCGCGCTGCCGTCACTCAATTGCGCACGAATCTCGCAATGCAACGTGACCAGGCCGTTTCGAGGATCTTGGGCGATGCGTCGACATACAAATCGGGCGTAGCGCAGCGCCGCACGAATTTACAGGCCAGTTTGGCTTCGACAGCAAGCGAACTCGAATCGGCCCAGCGCGCCTCGCAGAATCTCGCTGCGCTGCAACGCCGCGCAAATGAATTATCTAAGATCGTCGAGCCGCCTGCCGCAACGCGATCGAGGGTCCGGCGCCGCACACCCATTCGCCGCACGCCCCGCACGCCCCGCGCATCCCGCGCATCCCGCACGCCATCTCGCCCGTCCCGCACGCCCCGCACGCCCCGCCCCCGCCCATCCCCGTCCCCACGCCGCGCGAAATGAATCGAAATAAAATGAATGTATACACAAATACACAAATGCGATTCCTCATGACGACTGCTGCTGCAATTTTCGCATACCTCTCGATCGTCTTGACCAGTCACCCCGATTTATCGTCGACGCCGGCCATGACTCGCGCTCAGGTGCTGGCACTGTGCGATACCGGCGATCTCCTGTTTTTCGTCAATAAAAAAGCCAAGAGATGGTTTCTTGCCGCCAATCCTGTAACGCACCTCAGCGTCATCGTGCGGAACAGTTCCGGCCAGCCCCTTTCGATCGAGACGCATGCTGTCGAGGATGGACCGCCTGGCACGGATCGCGATGGAATCAATGCCTACCCCCTCGAAGTCCGCTTAGCTCAGGATGGTGTGAATACAGAATTGCACCTCGTCAAAATGACCGGGCCGCGCGTTATCGAAGATAAAATCGACGAGCTCCTTGCATCTCTGCCTACTCTTCGTGAGAAGTTTGCGTACAAGTACACATACATCCGCGATGAAGTCACGTGCCGCGTAACTTTCGGCAAGAACGATATTTCAAAAGATATGCACTGCGCGAACTTTGCATCTCTCGTCTTACAAAAGCTGGGCTCATAACAGTTGAAAGAAACCTATCAAAAGCATACATCTAAATACACGCACGCATACTTCACCACAAATCCACAAATTGTGATGTTTTATCAAAACACAAAAGTAACAACAAAATCGAAAAGTCACACTTGAAGAAACAAAAATAAATAAGTGACGGTTAAGGACACGACTTTTACACAATCAACACATCGTATTTATTCTCACGATGGAACATGATTTCATTCACAATTTGAAAGGTCGTAC